TGTCGCCCCTTTGTCACCTAGCAGATTATATACAAGAGGATAATCTGCGCGTCAAGCACTTTCCTCGGGCGTACTTGACGGGTCGGCTGAGGCCTCCTGAGAGGCCTTATCGGCCTTTTCGGGGTCCGGTTCGGGCGTTAGTTCCGCTTCCGGTTCGGACGCTATAGCGTCCAGATCGAGGGTGCCAGCCTCGATTTGTGAGGCGATATCCGCGTTTACTATCGCGGCTTCAAGGAAGTCCCCTTCCGGGGCATCGCCATATTGCGGAGTCGTCCTCGGAATGTGGTTGATCATTCCGGTTTCGGTATAGCGTTTGACGATTTGATTTACGTCGCACTCGTCCTTAAAGGACTGACGAGTAAGCGACGGTTGCGTGAACGTTATCGCGTGTGGTCTAGTTTTTGCCTTTGGCACGTTCTTTTTCCTTTCGGTTAGCGCGGTCTGATACCGCTTTTTTCTGGGCCATAAGCCAGATTTTTTTCTTTTCGTCTTTCGTGAGTTTGTCGCCACCTTTGGATTCTACGATTCCCTGATAAGTGGCTATAGCGGCGAGCAGTACTTCGGCTCGCGCTTTTTGTTCCGGTGTACGTTTGCCGGGATTGCCGAACCCTTTTTTTGCGGAGTTTATCGGATCGCCAGAGGGCACGGTTTCGCCGGACATGAAGCCTTCAAAGTCCTCGACTTTGGCTATGCCTTTTTTGACGAGATCCTTGGCGACCGGGACCGCTTTGTCGATTGCCTCATTTATAGGTTTTTCGACAGTTTTTGCGAGCCGGGACAGTGCCCGGGCAGCGATTGCTTTGGGTTCGTTGACATCAGCTTCGTAGCTGGTTTTTCTAGCCTGAGCGGCCGTGAGTGCCGTACTAACGGCGGCGGGTATTGCGTTGCCGATCCCCGCGCCGAGTGCGGCTTTTGCGTTTTGCATTGTGGCGCTAGCGCCGGGGGGAGTGCTCGCAGAGTTTCCCAAGGCGAGTACGCGGTTGAGGCCCGCGGCCTGGAGGTCTTTTGCTGCGCGTTGATAGGCAGTTCCTGACATTCGTTCTTGGAACGCCATTTGTTCACGGGCAATCTGGAGATTTGCCTTGTTGGCAGACTCTTGTCCTTTTGAGCCGAACCATCCACCGACGACAGAGCCAAGGCCTGTAAGTGCGCCGCCTACGATTGCTGGGTCCATCTTGTTTCCCTTAGTGTTACGCCGCCCCGACGTCGAAGAACTGGCCTTGCCAGAACCTTCGACATCGGTTCGCCGTTGTTAGAAGTGATCGATTAGACCCGGTACTCCGTAGAGAGGCATCGGTCGCGCGCACCTGAGTTTGAAGTATGCGTCGAGTAAGAGGTGAGGTTCGGTTTGGACCGCGATTACGCGGTCTATTGGTGGATTGTCCTCAATAAATTCTGCGGAAAGTGTTGGAAGAGTCGCGAAGTCTTGGCCGAGATGCCAGACATCCAGAGATTCCGGCGCGGTAGAACGCATAATGCCGGTAATTTGTGACGGTTTGTAACGGTATTCGCCCCATGATTCCTGATAGCCGAATACCTCGTCGTCGGCCGTAGTGCCGTCGAGGAAGATTTCTTTATTCAGGATTGCCTGCTCGCCCAAATGGGACAGAGCGGGCCAAAAGAAATCGAAGCGAGTAGACCGGGACCACATACGGTTGAGTCCCTGTTGATAGGTTAGATCCGCACGGACGTTCGCCAGCCCGATTATGTAGCCATGTTCCACGAACGATTTAGTGAACCCGGCCTTGCCAGAGACCACGCCCATTGCGGCGAGGTTGCCTTGCGGCGTCAGGTCCGGGGCTATATCCGACGGAGATTGTTGAGGGATCGGAGCGACAGAGATCATTTGCGAAGAGCCGCCGAGGAATTCGGGGCGTTGAAGTCTCGCGTCAGGTGAGGTGACTCCGAAGTGAGATTTGAGGACTTCGACGTACCTTGTACCGCCTCGCGCATCGCGCTCCAAGAGGCGTTGAATTTGAAACGATTGTCGAAGTTGATTGATCGTGAAGCCCGTGGCTTCGGATAGGTCGGCGACGAGACTGGGATCATTCCACGCGGCCGGAGTAGTACCCGAGCCCGCGCTCGACCAGTGGACAGTATCTTGACCATTTTCCGTGTAGAGAGGGCCGGATGCAGTACCGGCGAGAAACGTGGGCTGGCCATTGCCAGAAGGGTCCGAAATTACCGGAGCAGTGCTACCGAGAGGGACCGTTACCGGGTCGCCTTTTTGTGGCCATGGGAGTGCTGAGGTGAAATAGTCGTGGCGCTTACCGCGTCTGCGAAGCACGTAATTAGCGTTACCGTCAGGACCGTCATCTGTTTCGACGGTGATGCTTTGTTGAAGGTTTTGGTCTCTGTACCATTCGTTATATATAAGGTTGTAACAACGAAACGGCAATGCGTTGACGTAACCGTCTGGAATTGGCTCTAAAGGGAGACCCATGTAATCGTGGAGCGTTCCGGTAGTAACCGTGTTCGGGCCTAACAAGGTAGGCACACTAAACTCTGTCGAATCGCCCGGGTTCGCTTGAGCCCCGTTGAACTCCTCCCAGTGTTCCCATACGAGTCGACTAGCGACGAAGAACCACTGGGTTTCGAGGTACAGGTTGTCGAGCAGCGGTTTGATAGGGGTTGCCAGCCTCCCGAACAGGGAGGCCGACAGGTTGAATGTATCGCCGGGTAAACACTCGTCAACGAAAATAGGGACGAGGTAGCCCGCGTCGAACGCGGTTTTTAGGCTAGACGATCTATCGAACGAAGATCTAGGGATTTGTGCCTTCGGCACTTGTGAGAATGTGTGATTACCCTTTGATTTCCCGTATTTCCGCGCCATTTGTATCCCCGATCATGTCAAGTTGAGTTGTATCGGGTTCTTTTACCACGTACTCAATTCCGAGTCCAAGAGATTCGGGAGTCAATAAGAGGTTGTACTGAGCGGTTTCGTCATCGAAGGTGCCGATCGTAAAGAGGGTGTAATCCTCCGGGTGAGCGCCGAATTGGTGATCCTTTGAGTTTACGCAGTCTGAGAAAGTGCGTTTTGCCATCGATGTTTTGGGCAAGATAAAAGGAGGGAGGTACGCTTCCGCTTTCGCGTCGAAAATTGTGAATACATTGTGAATCATTTCTGTTCCTTTGAGTGTGTTGGTCGTTTGTACTTTGTGAGCCGCGCGTTTACTGCTTGAGCTTTTTGGTGAAGCCGGATGCCTTTTTCGTAAGGTAGGTCAGCGTTTGCTTTAAGGCGTTTGGCTTTGACTTCGGCCCAGAGGTCCGGTTGGTTATCTTTGAGCCATTTGTAGTAGAAGCGAGGCGGCGGATACTCTTTGCCATCCATGACCACTGAGTCAGCTGGAAAGACCTCGCGGAAGTTAGATTCAAGCCAACGTAGTCCGATTGCTGGCTTGAGGGATGATACTTGGAACTCCGGGCATAGTTGCCATATTTCGCCGGTTTGTATGTCGAGTTTTTCATAGGGTCGTAGTCCTGTTTCTGGGTCGATTGAATCGGCAGCATAAGACTTTAGTTTGTCTGCCGTATAGTGCGCCACGTAACGGGCGCATGAAGGGTCGAAATCCGTAAATACGATTCGACCTCTTTTTTGCCACGCGTCCTGAAGGATCGGGTGGGTGTATTGAATGTGTCCTTTTTCGGAGATGTCAACGGGGTACCGTTTTGAGGGCATCCATCCGAAGATTATAGCGTGATAGTGGGGCCGGCCTTTTTTTGTGCCGTATTCGCCAGCGGCGAAGTACCTTATCGGGACCCCTAGTTTTGCTCTGAGGTTTTTCCAGAACAGTTGAAGGTCGCGTTTGTCGAGTGAGCCGCAGGCAGGGAGGTGTGTTTCGTCGTAGGTGAGGGTAACGAAGCACGAGACATGATGCATTTGTGATTCGTGGTAGCAGCGGATGGCCCAATCGCGGGCATGGTCTGCTTTACAACCATTACACATCCCGCAGCGGATATGGATAAAGCCGTTAGAACCAAGAGCTTTTTCATGCCGAACGAATGTGACTTTACCCTCTGTCGAGAGGTATGCTGGTTTTGGGTAGAGACAAGCCATGATTTGTTTCTGCCT